TGGCGATCAGCGACATGCTGACCTACGTCAATAAATACTCTCACATCACATGGCTTCTGACCGTCCGGAACGACGGGACATCCAGCGTGTTCACCGCCCTCATGGAAAACACGGACGGCGCGCAGGACAAGTTCCTGACGGAGCTCGTCCGAATCATGGAGAAATACCCGTGGGCCGCTGGCGTCGACATCGACCTTGAGAGAGGCGGCGATTATTCCACGCACGCAAAGTCCGCCGCCATGTTCCGGAACATCTGGAACGCGGTCAAAACTTATGATAACACAAAGAAAGTCAATATCTGTCTCCCCGGAATGAGCTCGGTGAACGGCTCGGTCGGCGGCGAAAACTGGTGCGTCTACGCAGATCTGAACGATTACTGCGATACCGCTGCCATCATGAGCTACGGCATGGCGTGGGCGGGTTCCGCTCCGGGGCCGGTGTCCCCGAAGGACTGGCTTGACGGCATCTACGACTATGCCTCCCGCGTCATGACACCGGAAAAAGTGTTCATGGGGCTTCCCGCCTACGGCTGGAACTGGCAGATCTATGACACGCCGGAAAACCTCGGCAAGACCTACCGCGGAATATCCAACACATACTACGCGGCGAAAAACTGGATGACGGGAAAATACAACTTCACGGACGACAAACCTCCGCAGCCGTTCATCCCGATCCTCGCCTATTGGGACGACTACAACAAGGTTCCTTATGCCTTCCCGCAGGTCTATGACTTCATGGAAGGAAGGGACGCCGCAAGTTATGAGTACCCGCAGCTGAACGGAACATACAACCGCAGACATTACCTCACGGCCTACGGCAAGACACAAAAATCGAGCTTTGGCACCATCTACGTGGACCGCGACGGAACACCGGACAGCTATTCCGGCATCGTCTCCAGTGAAAACGGCATCGCGGTCATGGGTGACGACGGGAGCGCGACATACCGCTTCAACGTTCCCTCATCCGGGACTTACGACATCGCGGTACGGCTCTGCTATCCTTTCTGGGACAAAAACGGCATCTACATATCGATCGACGGAACGAAAAAGCATTTCACCGAGTCACGGCTGTGGTGGCCGTACTGGAGAAGCACCTTCTGGGCGAGTCTCGCGGACGGGATATCCCTCTCCGCCGGAGCGCATACCATCACGGTGTCAGTCGACGTAAAAGGCGTCCAGTTCTACGGATTCCGCGTCTGCTCAGCCTTTTCAGAGTCCCCGTCCGCGGGATTGGCTTCCTTCACGCTTTGCCCACGAAAGTTCATCGACGTGAACGGAAACGAATGCCAGCCTGACAAGGGCTTCAAGCTCACGACCGAAGTGCTGCGCAGAAAGCCTGATTCCGCGCTCATATGGTACGCCGATTTCAGAGACCCCGGAACTCTTGAAACCGGTTACTGGAAAACCATATCCGGCTCATGGAAAATCTGGCGTGAGGACGAAAACTCAGAAGACCGCGTCTATTCCCAGCTTGAAGGCAGCGGACAGTTCGCATGGAACTATGACGGATTCAGGGACATACATCTAAGGGCAAGGCTTGCAATTCCGGAAGGAAGCACTGGAAGATCCGGCATCTTCTGTGGGAGCCTTTTCTGCTGTCTCAACTATGACACGCAGGCCGTGGAACTTTGGAACGGCGGTGCGAAAATCGGAAGCTACAGCCAAAGCATCATCCGGACAAGGACAGCTGACCTGAGAAGCAATCCGAATATGTACACTATCGAAATGCGGATCAGAGGAAACAACGTGCGCGTCTATTCAGGTGCTTCCTATACGCTTCGCTTCAAGGCGAGTGTCAGCGGATTCACCGGAGGCGCGGCAGGCTGCCAAAGCGACGGCAGGACCGTCTGCGAACTCCTCCGGATGGGTGATGCATGGACTTACGAACCGTACGAACGTTTCGATGTGACTTTCCCGGACGGCAGCACCACACAGTATGGCAGGATCAGCCGCACAAACTGCACATGGGACAACGAGTTCCAGTTATTCACGCTGACCTCTGACATGGAAGAATCCGAAACGCGAAGCGAATCCATCTCGATGGACTACGAATTCTTCCATTCGAAGCAACTTAACCTCGTATGCGGAAATGACTACACCGTGACAATCACACCGAAAGACATCAACATCTGGATCTCGCGCCTGTTCCTTGGCGATGCAGACGGATTTTCGATTCTCTACTACCAGGACTCGGATTCGCTCGTCTACTGGGCGAATCAGGCCGCCTATCGATGGGGACTTCGCGGAATAGCAATCTGGTCACTCGGCCAGGAAGACTTAAGACTCTGGGAGGCGCTTCCGAAACAAACCGGATAACAGGAAACTACCTTTTCCCTCAAAATCGCGCTTCTACCGCGTAACAAATCCACAGCAAAGGAGTTGATGAAGCTATGGCAGTTTTCCGCGTGGAGCGAAACAAGGGCTATACCGTAATGAGTAACCACCACCTACGCAACAGGGAGCTTACGCTAAAGGCAAAGGGCTTGTTGTCGCAAATGCTTTCACTTCCCGAAGATTGGGACTACACCCTTGCGGGGCTATCCCACATCAACCGGGAGAAAATCGACGCTATCCGCGAAGCGGTACGGGAGCTTGAACGAGCCGGGTATATTGTCCGCAGCCGGGAGCGCGACGAGAAAGGACGCTTGCGCGGCGCGGACTATGTGATTTACGAGCAGCCGCCTAACTTGGATTTACCTACATTGGAAAATCCAACATTGGATAATCCAACGCAGGAAAAACCTATGTTGGAAAACCCTACGTTGGAAAATCCAACGCAATTAAATAAAGATATACAAAGAACTGACTTACCAAAAAAGAAAAATCAAATACGGATTTATCAAGTACCCATTCCATTCCTATCCATTCCCTAAATCCCTTGCCTTATGACGGTGAAGCGGCAGAGCCGGAACGGAAAGGAAAAGAAGCGGCGGCACAGAGCGCGGTAGAGATATACCGGGAAATCATCAAGGACAATATCGAGTATGACATTCTCTTGCAGGACAGCCACATGGATAAAGACCGTATCGACGAGATTGTAGACCTCATGCTTGAAACGGTATGCACAGCGCGTAAAACAATCCGTATCGCCGGGGACGACTACCCCGCCGAGCTTGTGAAAGCAAAGTTTATGAAGCTGGACAGCGAGCATATCCGCTTTGTGCTTGACTGTATGCGGGAGAACACAACGAAAGTACGCAACATCAAGCAGTACCTACGGGCGGTGCTGTTCAATGCCCCGTCTACTATCGGCAACTATTACACTTCCCTTGTCGCCCATGACATGGCGACGGGCAAAATCTGAAAGGAGATACGACCATGAAACAGGGAGCTTTGATTTTTGATGAAACCACCGACCGCTACGACATTCGCTTTGATATTGCCGACTACTACGGCGGCCTGCATTGCGGAGAGTGTTTCGACGTAATGATTGGCGGCAAGTGGAAGCCTACCCGCATTGAAATGAATATGGCGCAGGAATGGTATCTTGTGGGTATCAGAGCCGACGACCTGAACGGCTTGCGGGTGCGGATTTAACGGGGGCGACGTGAAGAACGGACGCCCCTTTTTGCATAATAGGGGCACCCCGCAAAGTCGCATGACTTTGTGGGGAAAGGAGGAGCAGCGGCGCGAGCGAGTTTTTGCCGCAAGGCAGAAACGAGCGATACAGAGCTTGCGACGACGCGCGGCGTACCACCCTAACAGCTATCACAATACCGCGAAAGGAGGACGGTAAATGCAAGATGAAGTCAACGAAAAAGTAGTTGCCATATCCATAAAGGCAACGAAATTAACGGCAGCACTTTTACAAGCCGCCATGAAAAAGCTGCTTGCACAGGCAAAAAAGCAGCTTGATAAACAGGCGGTGCCAAAAGGCAAGCAGACCCTAAAGCAGCTTATGAAGCAGAACACGGGCGTTTCCAATATCGAAATCACCGACGACAATATCAAAGCCTTTGAGAGTACGGCGAAGAAGTACGGCGTTGATTTTGCGCTGAAAAAGGACACCACCGAAACGCCGCCCCGCTACCTTGTGTTTTTCAAGGGGCGCGACGCCGACGTTTTGACCGCAGCCTTTAAGGAGTTTTCCGCAAAGAAGCTGACGCAGGATAGGAAGCCCTCAATCCGCAAAGCGTTAGCCGCCTTTAAGGACAAGGCGAAGCAGCTTAACGCCGAGCGCGTCAAGGTAAAAAATCAAAACAGAGGGGGTATCGAGCTATGAAAAGCGTAAACGTGAAAAAGCTGCTGCTTCCGAATATCCCCTATCTGCTCTTTGTCTATCTTTTTGATAAAGCGGCACAGGCGGTACGTTTGTCGCCGGGTATGGACTTATCCGGCAAGATATTACATCTTGGGGACGGTTTCGCCGCCGCTTTTGCGAGTGCCGTGCCGAGCTTCCACCCCGTTGATTTACTTGTGGGCGTTGTGGGCGCGGTGCTTATCCGGCTGATTGTCTATGTGAAAGGCAAGAACGCGAAGAAATACCGCAAGGGCGTTGAATACGGCTCCGCGAGGTGGGGCAACGCCGAGGACATTAAGCCTTACATTGACCCGGTATTTGAAAATAACGTGCTGCTCACGCAGACGGAACGACTGATGATGAACAGCCGCCCGAAGCAGCCGAAGTACGCGAGGAATAAAAACGTGCTTGTAATCGGCGGCAGCGGAAGCGGCAAGACAAGATTTTTCGTCAAGCCTAACCTTATGCAGCTTCATTCGTCCTACGTCGTTACCGACCCGAAAGGAACGGTTTTAATCGAGTGCGGGAAGCTCTTGCAGCGCAGCGGGTACAAGATAAAAGTGCTGAATACGATTAACTTCAAAAAATCCATGAGGTACAACCCCTTTGCGTATATCCGCGACGAAAAGGATATTTTGAAGCTCGTAAACACCTTGATAGCGAATACCAAAGGCAGCGGCGAGAAATCCGGCGAGGATTTTTGGGTGAAAGCCGAAAGGTTATTGTATTGCGCCCTAATCGGCTATATCCACTATGAAGCCCCGGAAGCAGAAAAGAACTTTACGACGCTGCTTGAAATGATTAACGCAAGCGAAGCCCGCGAGGACGACGCCGAGTTTCAAAGCCCCGTTGACCTCATGTTTGAACGCTTGGAAGAAAAAGACCCGGAGCATTTCGCGGTGAAGCAGTACAAAAAGTTTCTGTTAAGCGCGGGCAAGACCCGTTCCTCAATCCTCATTTCTTGCGGCGCGAGGTTAGCCCCATTCGACATTAAAGAGCTACGGGAGCTTATGGAAAGCGACGAATTGGAGCTTGACACGCTGGGCGACAGGAAAACGGCGTTGTTCATCATCACGAGCGACACCGACAGCACTTTTGACTTTGTTACAGCAATGATTGTATCGCAGCTTTTCAACCTACTTTGCACAAAAGCAGATGATGAATACGGCGGGCGGCTTCCCGTTCACGTCCGTTGCCTGCTTGACGAGGTAGCCAACATCACCATTCCAAACCTTGAAAGGCTGATAAGCGTATTCCGAAGCCGGGAAATCTCCGCTTGCTTGGTGGTGCAGGCGCAGAGCCAGTTAAAAGCAATCTACAAAGAGAACGCCGACACCATCATAGGGAATTGCGACACGACCCTTTTCTTGGGCGGCAAGGAAAAGACCACGCTCAAAGAAATATCCGAGGTTTTGGGGAAAGAAACGATTGACAGCTTCAACACTTCCGAAAACCGGGGGCGGGACGTATCGCATGGGCTGAACTATCAGAAGTTGGGAAAAGAGCTTATGTCGCAGGACGAAATCGCCGTCATGGACGGGGGAAAATGTATCTTGCAGCTACGGGGCGTGCGCCCGTTCTTTTCAGATAAGTTTGATATAACAAAGCACCCGAAGTACAAGTACCTTTCCGACTTTGACAAGAAAAACACCTTTGACATTGAGCAGTTTCTAAAGCGGCAGCGACGCCCGGTAATCGTGAAGCCGGACACCGTTTTTGACTACTACGAAATCGACGAAGCGGATTTACAGGAGGACGCAGCCAATGAATAAGCGTATCAGGAAGAAAAAAGAACAACAGCGGCTTGCATGGACTATTCAAGAGCTTGTCAAAGAAACCTTGCGTCATGGAAATGTGGATAACAGGCTATTGCGCTATGGAAAACGCCATTCACAGCACATGGAAAAGCAAGAGCAGCTTTCCCACGTCCTGCAAACAGCGTTTCCCACAGCTCCATAAGACAGCCAGTTACCCACATTCCCACAACGCCTACTACGACGGAAACAGACCCTTTCCTACCTGTCATTTAGAAAACAAAACCTTAAAGGAGGTGGTACATCTATCAAAACCGTAAATGTGGACTACATGGTACGCGCCCCTACTTTGGAACGCACAGCGGCAGAAAGCCGCAGCGTACCAACATACAACTGAATACCGCCCCGCCGCAGCACTTCACGCAGCGCGGGGACACAAGCCGCCAAACATGGGCGGCTTTTTTCATTCCCGAAAATAAAATCAAACAATTTTTTGAGCCGCACAGCGGCAGAAAGTGAGGAAACTATATGGCATTTTTCAATTCGGCAGTAGGTGTTTTGCAGACTTTGGTAATCGCTCTGGGCGCGGGCTTGGGTATCTGGGGCGTTATCAATTTGCTTGAGGGCTACGGCAACGACAATCCCGGGGCTAATGCTCATAGTCGATAAAGAAGCGGGCAATAAAAAACACACAGATAGCCACCCCGCGCTATTCCGTAAATATACTTATGTTAGATAGGATAACAAATTAGAAATTTGTGGACGAGAAAGGATGTCAATTTTAGAAAAGAATAAAGTGGGGACTTACTA